CAAGAATTAATTGATAAACAATACCAAGATACAATGACTCCTGAAATGATAGACCTGTCTAATATGTTTGGTATGAGTGGTGGTAATAATGGATTCTCGTATGTAAATAATTCTGGTGCACCTATTGTTTATAATATCGCGTCATCAAGTGCTCAGAACATGTCATCTGTAACTTCTTATGCAGTTGGTTATGGTAGTGGTGATAAGTCAGGATTCGGCATAGCAATCCCTGGTTTAGTAGGATAAAAAAAGGGGACGTCCTTGTCCCCTCAAAAACCTCGATGTCACGAAGTTTTTAATTTTCTAGAGTACCTTGTAAAAATGCAAGAATATTTCCAGGCGAAGTTTCTCCATAAGGGTCATCTGCACAATCATCAGATTTGCCAGGCTCTTCAAAAACCTTTTCAACTACACCATCATTTACAATCATAGCATATCTCCAAGACCTTTTACCGAATCCTACATTGTCTTTCGCAACTAACATATCCATACCTGCGGTAAATTCACATGAACCATCTGGAATGAATTTTACTTTTTTCACTCCTTGGTCTTTTGCCCAAGCATTCATAACAAAAGAATCATTACAAGACATACAATATATATCATCAATTCCTTCTTTTACGAAATCATCATAACGAGCTTCAAATCCAGGCACTTGGAAAGTTGAGCAAGTTGGTGTGAATGCACCAGGTAGTGAGAATACAATTACTCGCTTACCAGCAAAGTACCAATCGGTATTTGGGTGAGTCCATTCGTATTCTGCAGTTTCCTTATTGAGTTCCCTAACTTTAAAGGTAACGTTAGGTACCTTATTTCCTTCAATAGTCATAATTTAAATTTCCTTTCAATAACATGTTATAAAATCGGGAGAGCATTGCGCCCTCCCGGATTAAAAATTAACCTACCAAGAATTCTTTCTTGTTGTCAATTTTGATTTTTTGTGGTCTTTTATCTTCAGGAATAATCCTTTCGAGTCCAATGACCAACAAACCATTTTTGAAGTTAGCACCAACTACTTTTAAGTCGTCAGCTAATGTAAAGCTACGAGTAAATTTCTTTTGAGAAATTCCTTTGTGTATTACTAAAGTATTATCTTCTGGTTTTTCGTCCCAAGTAGATTTTACTGTAAGTACATCTTCTTTAACTTCAATATCCACATCATTAATATCGAGACCAGCCAATGCAAGTTCAATAGAGAACTTATCACCGTCTTTATTTCTTCTGATATTATAAGGTGGGAATCCTGTTGCTGCGTGAGTTTGTGGGAATTCAACTAATCTGTCAAACACTCTATCGAATCCGACAGCAAAGGGGGTTAAGTGGTTTATATTTAATCCAGTCATTTTTATCTCCTATTAAGCTAGATATTATTATTCGGCCGCTAGTTAGCGCGCCACCATTTTCGTATACCCTCTCGGCGTATACAAAACTTATTTATACAGCTTCTGCGTGTGTTTTAATAAAGTTTTTAATAAAATTACGTACTTCACGCGATGCAGATGTGTCATCATCTTTGCATATCTGTATGAATTCTTTCTTTTGTTCTTTGTTAATCTTAATGATTAACGTGTCATCTTTTTTCATTTTTGTCACCTTTTTGTCACACACATGTAACATTTGATATAAATAAAGTATATACAAAATATTTATAGGAGAAATACAATGCTATACGATTTATTTAAAAAATTCGACGAATTAATGAAGTCTGGCGATTTATTAACAGTCTCTGAAAAGTTCTTGGCTTAATCTCCAGTACTTCCTATCCCACCTTCTCTATCAGTTTTCTGAGAAGGTGGTTTATCGGTCTCCCGTATTTCTGTTTCTAAATTTCTTTCCAACTTACACTGCGCTAACCTTTCACCACTATTAATACGTACAATAGCATCTGAAATATTAGTCACTAAAATATGTGTTTCGTCTACGTAATCACTATCAATAATACCAACACCATTTGTTAATGCTAATCCCTTTTTAGCTGCCACACTACTACGAATATACATTTTCAATACGTGATTTTCGGGAATGTCGAATATTAAACCTGTTGGTATAAATGCTCTATGAGCTGGATGAAGAAGGAATGATACTTCTTGTTGAATTTCTTTTGTTAATACTTCAACCTCTTTATTGACTGGATTGAAGCAACGAATCTTTTGTCCTGATTTAAAATAAGATTTAATGTCAAAACATGCTGACCCTTCAGTAGCGAGGGTAGGGATATCGATTTGAGAGTTCTTTCTATAAACTGATAATAAACTCATTATGTATTCAAATTCCTATTCAACCGTTTCTAGGATTCTGTGCCTGTTTTATTCTTTCCTTCTTTTCTTTTTCTGAAGTAGAAGGTTGTTGCACCTGCCTAATCATTATATTATAACACATTCTATTTAGAATGTCAACTATTTCTTACCAATATTATATTTTACTGTAAGGTCCCATTCGTCTTTCTCTTTAAAAGCGATAATCTTTATCTGATTAAGAGAAGCAACGGGCTCTTTAGTTTTAGAAGGGTCGACAATTTTAATTAATTCCCACTCTTCTAATAGGTTAACAATCGTATTACGTCTTGCGTGGTCTTCTTCTGTAAACGTATTATGCTTACCATCTAAGATAAACAATTCTTTAAAATGTAGAATCGAATATCTACCTTGCTTATGAAGAATATGGCATGACTGAAATAACTTCTTTTCTTTACGAGAAGAGATTCCAATACGAGTTAGTGTCTCTTTGATTTTTAGAAAGGAGTCTGGTGTTGGTAAAGTAACTTCTACACCCACTCCTCTGAAAATGTCTTCGTTTTCCATGATTTATATTCACCTTTATAATTTTACTTGTGGCATGGTATATAACCATATTATAACCTTATTTATTAATAAGGAAACTTAGCCACCAGTGATAAGCTTATCATGTACCGTTTGAAGTTCTTCTTTAGATAACACTTTCAAATATTGTTTTGCTACAGTCCTATTACACTGATACACTTCTTGTATCGCATCAAGGTCATTACTCTTTTCTGCTTTATGCCATTTTGAAAATCTTTTTCTTTTTCTTAGTACAGAGCGGTAATAATCGAATTGAGCACCAAGGAACAATTCATGACGTTGATTCATTTCATTTGCGTGTAATATAGTATCTTCGAAGTTTGCGAAACCTCGATTGACGATGTATGCGTTATATTGTTTTTCAGTTATATCTGGATTTTCACTATTACGAATTACATCTTCCTTACTGAAAGAAGCTGCATTCATAAAATCAAACGGACTTATTTCTTTCACTTATTACGTCCTCTAATTCAATCATGATTTTGTCAAAGTCTTTAGCACATTCTTCACACATTAAAACCTGATGTGGTCCTTCTAATGTTTCCAGCTTTATCGTATATTCTTCACCTCCTTTTATACGACAAGCACAGTTAAAACATTTCTTTCCGTTACTTAATATGTTGAGTGCCATTAGACGAATTCCGATTCAATCATTACCTCTGTTAAAAAGGCAACCATGTTAATTTCTTGGTCAGCTACAAAATTACTTTTATACATGTAATCTGCAAGGGTGACGATAAAACCTGGTTGCGTTCTAAATTCTACTTTATCTGATGCCATGTCATAAAATCTACGAAACATTTCATTCATGTCTTGGTCAGAATTTCTTGCAACCCATTTGCGCATTTCAGTAAAGTTTTTAGCTTTTAAGAATGTAAAGAGTTCGTCAATAGATTCTTGTTTTAAATTAACAAAGATACCTTCGTCAATTTTACCTGATGCTGCATAGGATTGTAATTCAGTTAATACTCTACGAAAATCTGGGAAATGTTTTTCAATAACTTTTGCTACGACAGCTTTGTCATATTGTACATTTTCGTTTTCGAGAATATTGATAACTCGCTTAAAGAACTGCATTGCGAGTTGTGGTCTTTCTTCTTGTGCAATTGTAAAGTCCACTTCAGAAAGACGAGAGCGAAGTGGAGAGATGATTCTATTCTTAAAATTACAAGTAAAGATAAATCCACAGTTAGCGGAGTATTCTTCAATAAAATTACGAAGAGCAGGTTGAACATTTGCTGCGTTCAAATAATCTGCTTCATCAAATATTACATACTTTCGACCTGTACCTGTGAGAGATACGGCAGATGCGAAAGTTGAAATGTCATATCGAATAGAATCGATGTTAACGTTAAGCGAACCATTTTTAATAATGTAATCACAACCAAGTTCTTCAAGCATTGCTTTTGCAATTGTTGTTTTACCTACACCTGGTCCACCAGTTAATAAGAGATTGGGAACACTTTCGTCTGATACAAATTTGCGAAAAGTGTTTTTCATAGTTTCAGGAAGAATAGTATCCTCAATATTTTGAGGACGATACTTTTCTACCCAAAGTACTTCATTTGTTTTTGTTTCCATAGGTCACCATATTCATAATATAAAAGTTGAGATAAAGGGCGGGGACTGGTTTATGGCCAAGTCCCCTGTTCTCGAGAAAGAGCGTAGTTGTTATTAATCAACTACTTTATCAGCCAAGGGACCTTCAGCTGGCAAATCTACATCCACTTCTTGAGCGCCGACACCGTCGAGTTGCTCTTGTTGTGGTGCATTTTGACGTAAGAATGCTTCGATTTTATTTCTTAGCATACCTACACCTGCCAGTTCGTTTCCTTGGAACCCGCCACGTTGAGAGACAATGTCAATCAATTGTAAGACGGTAGACAAGTCATTAAGAGTAATCTTAACTTCTTGTTGCTGTTGGGGCTGTTGGCCACCAAAGTTTCCATTTACTGGTTCATTCATATTAATCACCTTTTATTATAAGTCGACTTTGAATCAATAGCCACATAATATGTGACACCTTGACCTTTAAATTCTGAGATACCTTTTGAACAAAGTGTAACCTCATAATCTAAAGGCATTAACTTCAAGTTATCAGTTTTGATAATAATCTTGAAGTCATCGTCAGTCTCACCGATTTCAACGCCAAAGTCATCTGCGTTTTCGTTCGTACTGTCGATTGCTTTCAGATAACACTTGCCACTTTCGCCAACAAATGCGATTTCTGAAAATTGGAGTACCCCTGCTGCCTTCAATACAGAAGACAAGTCTCCGTTTGATACACTCACTTGAACATCTGCCGAAGGAAGAGAAATTTCTTTTTCCGGCGGGGTATGTATCATAGAGATATCGGCGTAGACGTACTTAGTTCTACGTTTACCTTCAGAGATAATAAAGTATTTATCTCCAAACTCAACGTCTGGGTCATTATAAAGACTTAAAATTGAAAGAAATCTTGATAAGTCATATACACAAGCTTCGCTTGGAATCTCATCTGGGATTTCTGCAATAGCAATCAAAGTCTTTTCTGGAGTGATGGTTTTCAAAATATTACCTTCTTTCATCAAAATTGATTTGTTGATTGCGGTAAAACTTTTGAGAACACTCAATGTTTCATTCGAAAATTTCATAATATAGATTCTCCGATGTTAATATTACTGGTATATTATATACCAAGTTGGTTGCGTTGTCAACTGTTATTTTACTTTTTATACGCTTTTTTGTTAGAAGAAGCATTAGCAGTAGGGGAAGCGCCTAGTTGACCTAGTGCTGCCATATTACCTTTGAAAATATAAGTTCCAACATGGTTTATCTGCATCCAAGGACACATCCAAACTGAGAGTCCTATGTCTCTTGCTTTATGACAAAAGAAATAATCCTCTGACAAGTACCTATTCGTTTGTGGGTCGATTACACAATCAAAGAATGCTGTAATCTTTCTTGACCCATCAAAGTTATCAGTACGTGCATGGTCTGGTTTGTATTGAAGTTCAGGATAAGCATCACGATATTTTTCTAATGCTGACCTTGGGATAAGCATAAATCCTGTCCCGGCTTCTTGAACTTCAACGGGTTCTGATACTTTAAATTCTTTAGTTCCTTTTACAGGATTAAAGACAAAGTCTGATGTGAATTGTTCCAAATTAAATGGATTCTCTTTATGGAATCCTCTATCAGCTGCTTGAGCAATCTTTTCCCAAGCGATAGTTTTCTTTGGATAAGGACCTGTTACAATATCGTATTTTTCTGGGTCCTGTGTTTGAATACCTAAAAGTGCTAGAGCATCTCTAGGATTGAAACCAATATCACTATCAATAAACAATAAGTGAGTACAATCACTTCTCATAAACTCATCAACGACATAGTTACGAGCTCTTTGTACTAGACTCTCATTGAATAAGAAATAGTATTTAATTGGTATTCCATATTGAGTACATAACATACTCAAATCATTAGTTGATTTTGTAAATAGTCCAGAACATTGACCACCATACATTGGTGCGCCAACGAACAACTTATAATCTCTTAAATTTTCTACTGGTATTTTTATTTCCATAATATAATCCTTAATCTAAATCAAATTCTGCTCTATGAATTAGTTGCATTCTTAATACATCAATAAGTATATCCCATGAACTATCATGTGCTTTAAACGCTTCGTCCCACTCAGGAATTGTAAATCCATTTTTCTTAGGAAAGTTTAATTTTGCATCAATCCACGTACGGGTGTCACGTACGAGATAATATTTACAATACTCATATAAGTGTTGTTTCTTTCCTTGTGAATCGAATAGTCTTGTTAAAATTACTGGGTCGAAAGCGTTACTACGACTCCACCAGTATTTTATGTTTGAATCAATAATAAAATCGTGAAACTCATTTACGAATTCTTTTACTGTTAAATCTGTTGGTTGTGGTTTTACTTTATCACGTACTTCTTTGTCTTGTTGTTGCCAAAATTCAATTACAGAATTTTCAACCTTGTAGTTATAATTTTCTACTTGGTCTTTTACTGAGAGCTTCCATCTTTTAACGTTCTGTACGTCTTTTAAAGTATATGGACGAGTTTCGAATCTATCCCAATCAAAAACAAATGCTGATACATCGACAACCGCACAGTCAATAGGTTCTGTACCCATTGTCTCAAAATCAAAAATCATGTGTTTCATATAAAAGCCTCAAGTGTATCGCATTTTTCTACGTAGTTATTTTTCTGTTGATGATTATACTGAACTACGTAATCAGTATCAACCATTTGTAATTTACCCTCTAAGTATTTCTTTACTTCCGTAGCCATGTCTCGGGCTGTTTGTACGGGTACGTTTTGACAGATGTGGTTCGCTGATTTTTTGGGGTTGAGTAATTCAAAATCGTTAGGTAATCCCATAATCGCCATAGCTTCGCGATAATTAATATACCTATCATCATCAGGGTGAGTAAGACAAGTAGGATAGTGCCCAACAAAGGCACCAATATAATCCTTAGGAATAATCGTCCCACGTCGCATAATATTTCCGCCTGCTTTGAGTTTCTCATACTTGTAATTACACTTCTCGACTTCTTTTTCGTATCCATTTTGTTCCATCCATTCGCCGACTTG